AGCATGATCCAGATGAATGACTTGGTTACTACTTGACCTTTACCGTATTTGTGAAACCTTAGATACATATCTTGTACTATGTCTTCAGCGTCGGTCTTGGCTCCGAATCTTTTAACAATTCGTACCCATTCGTTGTGATACTTTGCTATTTCAATTAAATTCATGGGGTTAAAGATAACAAAAAAACCCTTACAACAATTGCTGCAAGGGTTTAAAACTAATTATATGCTATGCAAATATACAAATTATTCTTTTATAAACGTTCCGTTTTCGGTTTTACCTTTTCGGTATTCAATAACTTTAAAGGCTCTCTTTGCACAATCTTCTAATGAGTAGCCCATTTGATTAGCTAATATTACAAGTGTGATGTAAGTGTCTCCAAGCGCGTCAATCGTTTCTGAAATATCTCGCTTTAGTATTGCAGATGATAGCTCTCCAACCTCCTCCATAACCTTTGCAAGTTGTTGAAACTTATTGTCGGGGTTGTCTAACTTTCTAGCCTTAGCCCAATTAATTATTTCTCTTTCCATTCTTTTAAATATAAATCAATTAAATACTTTGTTTTCTCAAGGTCTTGTGCAAAGTTACCTTTTTTTCTGCATCTTACAAGACGTTTAACCAAATCAAATTCGTATGAGTTTAGATCATGGTCTTCTGCAAACTTGTACAAGCTACCTTTCTCATTATTGTAATAACTTGGGGCGTTATCTGTAACTACTTCAAAGTACTTTTCAATCGTGTCAAACTGATGTTCCTGCCCTTTGTCATTCATTATCCAAATATAACTCTTTGTTTGCGCTATTACGTCGTACACTTTACCGTAGGTTACGTTGGCAAAGTGTTTTTCAATACATCTTATTTTCATAAATTATACATTTTACTTATTTCTTCATTAATACCGTAATCAATTAGGTATCTTTTACCATTTAGTTCTCCCCAATTAGCTTTGTTGTAAAGGTCGCACATATCAATATCAAGCTCTTTAATAGCTTCTTTTACAATTGCTATGTCGTAGTGGTCAACTGCCTTAATAGGGTCGTATCGTTTCATTCTGATTATTCCACGTTTGTAAGAATAAAGGTCGCCTAATAAACCTAAATCTTTGTACTTATCCCAAAGGTCGCGTTCCTGTAAACATTGTAAGTACCCACGTAAACTGATGGGTACTTTAACAACGTGGTTTTTGAATATAAAAACAACTCTTGTACTAACTTTTACCTTCATTTTAAAAAGTGTTTTATTATTTGAATCTTACTTTTTTCTATTGTTATAAACTTCCCATCTACCCTTGCAAAGATACTATTTGTTTTTAAACTTCGCTTAATATTACACACCCTGCATACTTTTGTTCTGCCTTTTTCGGCTTTGACTTGGTATTTGGAATCGTCTTTTAAAAACAAAAACAAGGGTAGATTTCGCTTGCAGCTAAAACAAATTTTCATACTATGATTTAGTTAAATATTTTTCTTTTAGTTTTTCAAATTCTACCATGTTTTTTTTTCCTGAATTTCTAAATCTTAAAACTTGCTTTTTTTCAATTCTAAATAAATCTTTCAAAGTATAACTTAAATAATCTTTAGGATTTAAATCTTCAAGAAATAAACTTAATTCTTTACACACGTAATTTCTGAATCTAACAGATATAACTCCACTCAAGTAAAGTTTTTCTAAATTTTCTTCATCTAATAATTTAGAATCTATTGAATTTAATTCTTCAACTAATTGACTTCTATAAATCATTATAGTTTTTAATGCTTTTTCATATTCTAATCTTGTTACCATCTTACTAAATTTTAAATTAATTACTTTTCGACTTGTGTATGTTACGATTGAAAATCACGTCCACTAACAGCAGTCATGAACCACAAAATAAGCAATTTGTATCCTCATCTTCATCCGCTTCGGGATTGGTTTCTATTTCTGGATTAAGTTGTTTTTTCAACTCATAAATCTTTTGAAGTATATCTCCATCGGCAAACAAATCACCTGTTAAGAATGATTTAAGTTCTTCTATTTGTTCTTTAATTGTTGTCATCGTATTTGTTATAAAAGGCTTTTCTTATCATTCTGCCTACGTTAATTACTCCTTTTCTGTTCTCTCTAAACTTCCAACGGTCGACATCAAACTGCATTGCTATCATCCAGCGTTGCCTGTTCTTGTTGTTTCTTGAAATCATAACTTTTCTATTTCTGTTTTAACTTCTTGCCAATATTCAGACGCGCCGCAATTCTCATATAAATCTTTATCCCAACTTTTAATAAGTTCATCAACTGCAATTAATGCGCATTGTTTAGCAGTCATTTTATGCCACCATCCATTAAACATTTGATGAGTTTTTACTTTTAAATATTCCAAAACTAACTCGTTTGCTTTCTCTTTCGGTGTCATTGTATCTCAATATTAATGTTTTTTTTGAACTCGTCAATCTGCTTGATAACATTGGAATAGGTCTGAGCCATTGTCTCGTTGTTGTTCTCTACAAAGGTAGATGCAAATCTTTCAACACCACTGATAAAAGCATTTATAGTTTGCTTAATTTCGCGCTTGTGAAATATATTATCAGATACATCGTCTAATGAATGCAAAGCAGATTGGCAAAGCATAGTCGCGTGTGCTATGTGTTTGTAGTATTCAATCGCCTGCTGGCGTTTAGCCTCGCTTAAGTCAGCAAGGCTTTTAACGTCTTTCTTCATGTTAAAATGGTGTTTCTTCTGTTTGTACTTTATTTACTCTCCACGCATCTATTGACGTGAAGTACTTCCCTTGCCACTCGTTGGTCTTAAAGTTAAATAATACCTCAACTTCTTGGTCAACCTTGTTATACTGTAAGAACTTATCTACTTTCTCAGTTCCAAAGATTCCAAACTTAACCGCTTGAGGGTACTCTCCACTTGTTTCAGTTACTACAAACTCGATTTTTTTGTTTGCACCTACTTCAATCACTTCTAAAATGTTTGTAATCTTACCTACAAACTTCATTTCATTTTTGCTCATCTTCTTTTATTTTATTGTTTGCTATTTTAAACGCCTCTTTTACGCACTCTGTTACACTATACTTTTTCTTCTGGTACTTTAAACGCATCCTTATCTCATCGATAGGTATGTCGCTAAAGTCAACTATACTTCTTTTCATAATGTTTTTAAATAATATTCTAACTCTTCTCCTTCTAATTGCTGAATCTCAATAGTGGATTCATAATATAAATCATTCATAACGCATCAAATTTTTCTACTTTAATTTTAATTACTCCATTATAAACCTTGATGATAATCCATGTCATTAGCATACACATTATCCATTATCATATCATAATGGTCTTGTGCGATATCACCCTTTAATTCAAATTTAGGTGTTGACTTTTTTTGTTGTAGCTTTAATCGTTCCAATCCCCTAACAACCATTTTTAAGGAATTTCTAAGGTGGTTAATATCCATATCGTCTATGGATATTTTTTTACCATCTTTCATTGTCCAATATACTGTTTCCATGATTACTTAATTTGTAAATTAACATTCTCTACTAATCTGCAACCATAAACTTCTTGTCCGCTTTCGATTGCTTTTTTTATTGCCACCTTATCTGCTGTTTCAGTTACTTTAACTGTTTTATATTCTTTTGGCAAGTCATTCACATCGTAATCAACAACTACTTGTTTAGATTTTCGAGTGCTGAACTTTAAAAAACCTGCCTCATAATTACCGAATATATTTACAGCTTGTAAGAGATTTGATTTAAGTCTTGATACCAATGTATCGTTGTGCTTTTTAATCGCTTGTAATCGCTTAATTTCATCGTCTATTCTATCGTTTAAACTTTCTCTTTGCTTAATAACTTCAACGTATGCAATAGATTTAACTTCTAACTCCGATTTGTTAATGATTAACTCCTCTTCTAACTCTGGCGTTAATACACCTTCTGCCATTTCAATTCTGCCGAATAACTCCATGTATTCAGCATTAATCTTGTATAGTGATTTTTCTAACATAACTCTAATTGTTTAGGTGTTAATTCAAACTTCTCTTTTAGCTTTTCCATTGTGTACTCACCTTTTCTAATCTTTTCAAGTG